CACCAATAACACACAGATGGTATATAATGCTGGTGAAATTGATGGAACACCTTGTCTTTCAACAAGTTCTGCACCTGAGAATGGGGTATTATACGGTGATTTCTCAAATCTTTACATTGGCCAATTTGGCGGCATTGAAGTTATTGTTGACCAGTACACACGTGCTGCCAAAGGTGAAGTTGTATTAACTTGCAATGCTTACTTTGATGCTGCACTTGCACGTGAAGGTGCTGTAGTATCTGGTGACGTTAACAAGGCATAATTGAATATTAATTCAATTTAAAACAACAATAAAAAAGGGTGGTGACAGATTTTGCCACCATCCTTTAATTTTATAACAAATTGAAAATGAATCATTTAACATTAAAATTAATAAAAGAACATCTTAACCTTGATAATGACTTCACGATGGATGATGAATATTTATCCATGTTAGGTGATGTCGTTGAAAAGGTAGTTGAACGTCATATTGATGATTCATTTGCTTATCTTGCATCTGTTAATGGTGGCAAATTACCAGCGCCATTAATTCAAGCGATGCTGTTACTTCTTGGTACGTATTACAGCAATCGTGAACACATTGCATTCAATGCCAATTATGAAGTTGGAAATTCATACACTTTCTTAATTGATTTATACCGAAATTATTCTGCAAGTCACTCTGATTCAAGCAATTACACGCTTATTAATTCAATTGATGAATTGATGAAGAAGAATACAGAACTGAATGATAAGTTGGAAAATATCAAATCTGAAAATTCTGAACACTTATCATCAATTTCAACTTCAATTCAAAGTATGAAAGAAAAAGTTGATAATAATGAAAGAGAAATTGGACAATTCTATGGTGATATGTCGTCAATGATGAGTATGATAAATACACATGAAAGTCAGTTATCTCAATTTGAAGCAACACGTGGTGATGTTGAAGTATTAAAGTCAGATGTGAATGAATTAAAAGAAAAAACAATAGAAAGTACTGATTCTGTGGAAGTTACAGTTGACGGTGTTACAACTAAACTTGATGTTAATGAAATTAATGGAGGAAAATTCTAATGCGTGCTGGACTGTTAAATGAAATAATTAAAATAAAACGACGTGTCACCAAAGTAAATGAATCTGGTCAAAAAGAGCATAAATATACAGATTTAAGGACAACACGTGCAAGGGTGATATATACCAGTGGTGCCCGTACCATCGAAAATAAAGATATTGTATGGGAGTATCAGTATAAATTCGAGGTATGGGATTATGTAGATGTAACTGAGAAGGATATAATCGAATACGATACAAAAGAGTACAGAATTAAGTCAATCAACCATGACAAGAAGCAACAGAAGAAGATAATATCAACTGAATTAATTACTGAATAAAAATGGAAAACACTGGAATTACTTGGTATTCAAATGGATATGACGTTTGGCTTGACAATATTAATCCAAGCAAACTGAAAACTGCTTTGCGTGCTGGACTGAAAAAAACCTTACAAATAGTTCAGAAAGAAGCACAAAGTAATCTGAAAAGTGTAACACCAAATTATAATTCAAATAATAATAAATGGGGGCTTCGCTTAATTAAGGGTGTGATGACCAAACTTTACAAGGCGCAAAAAAATGACGTCCGTGGAGTTGTCGAAATAATGGGTAAAGGAAAGTCAGCAGATTTTCGTTTGAAATTCTTTGAAAATGGTACACAAGCACGCTTCACAAAGAATGGCTGGCATAGGGGCAAGATGAAATCAACTCCATTCTTCAACCCAGCAGTCGAGTCAACTAAAAGTGAAGTTGAGACATCATTGGATGGTAACTATCAAGAAGCATTGGAAAATGCATATAACAAGTTCATTATCAATACGTTAAAGAAGAAATAATATGAGTGGAATATCAATTGACAGCAAGATATACAAGATATTAAAAGAATCGCAAAAGATACAATTATTGGTTGGTGATGAAATTTATCCAATAGTCAAGAATACTGACAAAATTGATGGACCTTTCATCGTGTACCAGAAAGACACTGTAATACCAAGTACTGCAAAGGGTCTATCTGTAGCGGATGAAGTGAATTTTGGGTTTTTGATTGTATTCAAAAACCTTGACAAAACATTGGAAATTGCTGAAATTATCAGAAATTTATTTGAATTAAGACAAGATGATTTTTTCTATCGGTGTGACTTGACAGGTACAGCAGAATATTATACAAACGATATGTACTGCCAGGAATTAACATTTAAAGCAATTACTACAAGATAAAAATAAAAATAATTTACAAAAATAATCTTTATAAAATTTTATAAAAATGAGCAAAATAATTATGGGCGAGAACGTACAACTCTGGGTATCAGGGTCTTGTCTCGCAATGGCTACTAACTTATCAGTTGAAATGTCTGCTGATGCTGTGGATATTTCTTCAAAGGACCATGGACGTTGGTCAGCATCACGACTTGGAAAGATATCATGGACTGCAAGTTCAGACGACCTCTTTACCTTGGATGATTATAACAAGTTGGTCGATTGTATGGTTAAAAATCTTCCAATTGATTTGGTATTTGCTACTGTTGCAAATGGTGCAGCAATTAAAGCACCAGATGAAGATGGACTGGTTACGCCTGCAACTGGCTGGAAGGCAAGCAATAACATGTACGGTGGCAAGGCAGTTATCACATCATTGAGTTTGAGTGCTAATAATGGTGCTGTTGCAACTTATACCGTGAAGTTCAATGGCGTTGGACCTCTAACAAAGGGTAATGGAACACAAACTGCTTAATTACCAAATAGTTACGAAATTTAAGAGAAAAGGTTGAAAAAATCTTTTCTCTTTTTTTATTTTTGATACTATTTATATATAGTATAAATAAGATTAAAAAAAAAGATTAACATGAAAATTAAGATTAAAGATTTAGAAATTACTTTGAAAAATTCATTTCGTTCTCTTATAATTTATGAGGCAATGACAAAAAAAACATTCAAGCCAGAGACAATAACAGATGTAATTGTTTATTTTTTCTCTGTCATTTCTGCAAGTGCTAATCCGCAGCAGGTAGATTGGGATGATTTCATGGATTGGCTGGACAATACCCCAAGTGCAATTGCTGAATTCCAAAGTTGGTTGACTTCAAGTATGGCATTTAACGGACAGTTTGGAAATGATACAAAAAAAAAGGTGAAGAAGTAGTTGAATACACCTATACTGAATTAATGGTAAAATTATGCGTGGAATACGGCTGCACTTCAATAGGATATTTTCTTGATGTTATGCAGCCGTATGAACTTTATCCGATATTGTCCAATTTACACCTAAAAGTAAAGGGAGATTGGGAACGAACAAGAAACATCATGTACGCTGTATGTCAGTCACAATCAACCAAGCATCTAAAGGTGACGGATATAATGTCATTGCCATGGGATGATGCTGATAATCAGGTAATTAGAAATATAAAGAAAGTAGAATTAACAAAAGAATATATTGAAGCAATGAAAAATGAAGCAATTAAACATAAAGAAGAATACATCAATTCAGGTTTAATTGAAAAATAATTACAAGAAAAACACAAGAAGAAATGGCAAATGGTAGATATGTGGCGGAACTAAGTGTCGAAACTGGCAAATTAGAAAGTGGTGTCAGCAAAGCAAAAGCAGCGCTGGATGATTTGCAGAAAAAAGGTGATATGAAGAAATTACAGTCCAGTATCAAGGATGCAACTGGACTTTTGGATAATTTTACCTCCAAAATTGGCGTATCTACCAGTGCCCTTTCAGAATTGGCAACACCAATTGGTGCAATTGGACTGATTGGCGGTGCCATTGCTGGTATTGGGGTGGCATCAGTTAAGGCAGCGGCCGACCTTGAGACACTGGATACCAACTTGGGTACCCTGCTGGGAAGCATGGATAAAGGTGTTGAATTGCGAAAACAACTCCAACAATATGGACAATCAACACCTTATGATACAGAAGGTCTGGCAAATGCTGCGAAGACAATGCTTGGATATGGCGTTGCAAGTGAACGAATTATGCCAGTGATGAAGCAGTTGGGAGATATTGCGATGGGTAACAAGGACCACTTGAATGCCCTTGCCCTGGCATATGGTCAGATGACTGCCAGTGGCAAAGTTTTGAAACAAGACCTCAACCAAATGGCAAATGCTGGATTTGGTGTCAATCAAATTGCTGCCTCAATGGGTGTTAGTGTCGGAAAATTTTTCAATCTGTTAAGTGATGGAAAAGTAAAAATTGAAGACATTAACAAAGCGCTAAATTATGCAACATCTGCTGGAGGTCTATTTTATCACTCTGCAATTAACTCATCTTCAACCTTTGAAGGCGTAATGTCCAATCTGGGGGAGGCAGCAAAAAATACATTGGCAAATATTGGTACGTCACTATTGCCTGCAGTCAAAGATGCAGCACAAGGCCTTGTTCGAGTTTTTGAATTTTTGACAACTGCTGTGCAAGCGTTAACATCACCATCAGAAAATTTAAACAATACATTTGGTTCATTTGGTAATACAATTTCTTTGGCAAAAGATGCCCTTTCAACTTTATTTGATGCACTTGGAAATCTGTATGATGCTGTGGTTCAGGTATTTAGTGAAATGTTTGCTGGAAGTGGCATTATGCAATCATTTGGTGAAATGGTATTGACTGCTGCAAAGTATGTAGTTGATTTTGTTTCCACAATAGTTAATTTTACAGCAAATTTGATACGTGCAGCGAGCCAGACAGAATATTTCAAAAATCATCTGAAAACAACTAAAGATATAATTGATATAATTACTTCAACCTGGAATATTTTAATAAAAGGCCTAAAACTGGGTATACATTATATAAGTGGTGTTGGTTCTTCTTTAAATGGTTTGAAAAATTTCTTAATTGCTCTAACTGGTCCTATTAATTGGGTAATTTCCAGATTTCGACTTTTAATTGATGTTTTAAAAGTGTCTATGTCGCTGATTAACAAGGTGTTAGACAAAAAGATGAAAGATGAAGGGCTTGTTGAAAAGAAAAAAACACCAAAAAAAGAAGAAAAAAAACCATCTCCAGTAATCACCCCAAAGCCACCAATCAAAGATGATGGAGGTGACGAAAAAAAGAAGAAGAAGAAAAAGAAGAAAAAAGGCAAACATATCAAAACATCTGCTGAAAAAATAAAAGAAGCAGAGGTTAAGTTCCAAAATGATACCAAAGAAATCCAGAATAAGAAAAAAACTGGATATTATGACAATATAGGTGATGAGTTAAAGGACAAAGTAAAGGCATATGACTCACTTATAGATGTGTATTCCACAGAAGGTAAGGCAATTACAAGTTTAAAACAAAAGCGTAATGAATTAAATTCACAACTTCAAGCGTATATCAAGAAGGTTAATGATGCAAAGAAGGCGGAGGATGATGCAACAAAGTCAGCAGAAGATGCCATCAAGAAAAGAGAAGAAGCAATCAAGAAAGCAAATGAGGACAGTGCCAAAGCATTAAATTCAGATAATTTTGGAACAAAGACAAAATCTGAACAAATCACTGAAAATCAGGATGATAGCGATAAAGAAAAAAATCATTTATCTGACAAAATTCAAGCCATCAAATCACAGATGGATGAGTTGGAAAAGGTAATGAATGAAAAGAAAGATTTGCATCTTGAGTTCAAACAGGAAGAAAAAGCGCTTGAACGTCTTGGTGATAAATTAGAAGAAACATTAAAAAAATTCAAGAAATTAGAAGACGGACGAAAAGAAGTTGATGAATTCAAATCTGCGCTTGATTCATTTCAAGGACAGGATTTTCAAAGTTTCAAAACGTTGTTAAAGAATTTCAAGAAAATAACAAAAATCTTAAACGACCCAATTGCACAGACGCAGACATACGGGCGTGAATTAACAAATCTTGAAAAAGGTGGAATGGCTGCAGGTAGCGGCCTGCAAGTAATGGGGCAAGCACTGGGAGCAATAGCACAAGGCGGAGATGCTGCAAAGGCAGCAGCAATAATGACAGCAATTGGTCAATTGGTATTGGGCTTTGCAACTGCAACAGCACAAGCAAGCGAGGAGGGTGGACCTTGGGCTTGGATAGCATTCACCATCGCTGGTCTGGCTACACTTGCAACCACAATTGCAACAATTACGGGATATGCTAATGGTGGTATAATTGGTGGAAGCGGCACACCATCTGGCGACATGGGATTAATCAGGGCAAATGTTGGCGAAATGGTGTTAAATAAAAATCAACAAAGTCATTTATTCGAGATGTTGGATAAAGGCAATGTTGGTGGTGGCAATGTAACATCTACTGTAAGAGTGAAGGGTGCTGATTTGTATTTGGCTTTGAATAATTTTTCAAAAATAAAGGGAAAATCAGGAATAACTACAGGAATAAGATAAAGAACAAAGAAAGGAAAGATATGTATATTAGCGGTAACTTTAAATCAATAAAAGATGTTGATTATCAAATAGTTATAACAGATGGTGACATGACAAAGGATGTAAAGGTCATTGGGGAAGAAGGGTTATTCTTCTCCAGTGATGCTTTGAGTGTCGAGACAAACACCACTGATACATTTGATACAATAATCAAGACATCAGCCACAATTAACTTAATATCAGATAGTTACGTGGGTAATCTTCTATTCGGCAATAATGCACGAAGTATCAGTGTATCAATATTCAAGAATAATGCACCTTTCTTTTTTGGATTTGTTGAACCAGCAACATTCACTCAGCCGTTTGCCTCTGTATATGACTCATTTACTGTGAATTGCGTGGATGCCCTTTCAACATTGGAAAATTATAAATACAAAGGTATTACAACAAAAGAGAAATATGATAATTTCAAAATTGATGCTAATACCATATCATTCAATGATATAATGTTATCTTCTATATTTAAAGATTTATTGAATTTAGATAAAATCAAAAATACAAAAACTCATATATGGTATGATGGTTCAAAAGGTCTTGATAATCAGTCAGTTAAGGATGTATTTAAAAATATTGGAATTAGTGAGTCATATTTAATCGGTGATGAGTGTGATGATGTAATGTCAGATGAAGATATATTAAAGGAAATACTTCAATATCTCAATTTGCATTTTATACAAATAGGGTGTGACTATTATATATTTGATTGGGACAACTTAAAGAAAAAAAATACAAAATGGTATGACTTGCTATCAAATGAAGAAAAGACGGAAACACCTCTAAGTCAGACACTTACAGAAGATATGTATTCATCTGACGATGGAAATATCTCAATTGCTGATGTGTTTAATCAACTCATTTTGACGGATGAATTGAAGAAGCAGGAAAATATAATTGAATCACCATTGGATGATGATTCGTTATATTCTTTATTCAAGTCAAAACAGTTATTTATGACTGAATTTTCATCTGATGGTCAGGGTGACTCAGCGTGGGATGCCTTCATGGCTGGAGTTAAAGGGCAGAGCACAACGTATGATGCTTATAAAGAAACTGATTGGTACTTCCAGGTGATGGAGTCAAAAAACTGGGAGTTGAAACTACTTGATAAACAGCCACTTACATCAATTTATGAAAAAGAAAATGACAAATATGTTAATCAATGGAAGGTGCCTAAATATGTATTTGACAATTCATTGACACCTTGTCTTATTTCAATGGGCAGCGTTGAAAAGGGAAGTAAAGCGACTGATAACAGTGTCATTAATAAAATAGATATGGATAACTATCTGGTAATCAGCGTAAACGGGAGCGAAAATGAATTTAAAGATTTCTATTTACCAAACAGTCGGACTTTAAGTAAATACGCTGGCATGATAGAATATGTTGGCAAATCAAGCGGTGCCGTATTCTCCCCTGCTGATGATGTTACAACAAATTACCTTGTATTTTCAGGTAAATTACTTTTACAACCAATCGTGCGTGAAAGTATAGATAAAAAGACATTAAGTGAACTTAGTGCACAAAGTTATCCTTTTCTTACCATGCGTGCAGGAAATTACGAAAAAATAAGACAATATGAAGTTGCAAAATATTCAACAGTTCAGACGGACAAGGATGATGACGGAAGATATTATACAAGAAAGTGGTATACAACAGGAAATGATTATATCAAGAACGACCAATCATTGACACCGTGGACAAAAGAAAAAGGAAGAAAATTATTTGAATTTAAAAAAATCAATATAAATGGAAAAGATGAAGTAATAGATACCATTTCCAAAGTACCTATTTTGGCGTGTGAATTGAAAATTGGTGACAAATATTGCGTTGAAGTGCAGTATAACACTTTTTCAAATACCAAAGATGATACCATTTATGCGTGGCTGACAAAAGATGAAATCAAAAAAGGCGGAATGAAGTTTTTGAAGCATTACAATATCACAATCAATCTTGATGAGTTGAAGTATGAAGATGATGAATTTGTGGATGATGGCTGGCATGAAGGGAAAACAACATGGTCGCATACGATGAGTTTGGGTGTTAACCCAAAAATTGGTGATAAATTAATTGGACAAGAATTTGATTTGCAGAATAATATTGATTACACAATGAATGTTGATGAAGAAGGTACTGCAATTCCAATTAATAGAGATGATAATTTGGTAGGTAAAGTTTCGTTTAAAATTCTTGGACCTTACAATGGCTCCCTTTACCAAGATACATATTACCGTCACCGCACTTGGTTCAGAAGAAGAAAAATAATCAGTGGAGAAGTACCACTTTTACCTTATGTTCAGAATATCTTTATAAAGGAGTTTGAATGCAAAATTAAAAGTGATAACGGAAAAACAAATGTAAAAGGTGACAGTGATTTAATATATCAATCTGCTGAAGGTGATAATTTTGTCAATAAAAAAGATGATATATCATTTAAATTCATTACACAACTAACTGCAGATGAAGCAGTTAGAAAAAATGTTGATATGGGAATTAACTTGAATGCAGTAATTAATATGACGACATTATTGCCTTTAACTTCAATATATAATGCTGTTACAAACGAATCAGCAAAGGCGGAAGAGCATTATATTAATGCATATTACAATGAATATTCAATGCCAAAGTTAATTTTTGAAACTTCAATTTTTGATTCAGATAATTTTGACTTCCGAAATATTTATAATATAAGAGCATTAAAGAAAGACATGTATATTACTAAGATACAATATAATTGCATGGATGATACTAATACCTTGACACTCAAAGAGATATAAAGATTGACGAATTATGATTAAAATTGAAAGTTATTCAAAGAAAAAGAAAAATAANGATTATGATAAAAATTGAAAGTTATTCAAAAAAGAAGAAAAATAATAACCAAGGTGGAGGAGTTGGCAATAATACATTTGTCAATTCTTCTGCCACTTTGGTACCTCATTCTATTTGGGGCAATTTATTCGATGGCACACAAGATATCAATGGAGATATCAAAGATGTTAAAAATATAACTGCCTCAGAATCAGTGAGTTGCAATAATATTACTGCTAATACTGGTAATATAGGTAATTTGACTGGTAACACTATTTCAGCGCAAAGTGTTAGTAGTCAGACAGTTACGTCTGATTCCATAATTTCAAAAAATACCACAACTGACGAACTAACGTCCAAAAACGCAAATTTTAACAAAATTACATCAGATATTGTTAACGGAAAAGAAATAACTTCTAACTCATTGACTACCAATGCTTTAACTGCAAGTGACGCTACATTTAATAACATCAATGTAAATGGTACGGCACATTTCTTCCAATTAATTTCTGACCAAATAAAATCATCAAAAGGACAGACAATTGTAACTGCAGCGAATGCAAAGTTATATAAAGTTGAAAAGGTAAATGATGATTATAAATGTTATTTCCTCGCATCTGATTCACATTCGAGAATTGGTAACATGTTCGCAGTCAATGACTTAGTTGTGATGCAGACATTTAACGCTGCCAATAATACTGATTTTAATTTAAATAACCGTTACTATTGGAGGAAAATAATAAACGTGTCAAATACTCCAATTGAAGAAGCAGGCAAATATTATCATTGGATAACTCTGAGTAATAGTGATTGTGACGTCAATTCAAATGCAATTCCACAAGTGGATGATGAAATATGTCAACTTGGTAATACAGAAGATGCAACACGACAATCAGCCATTATCATATCAGCATACAATTCGCAATTTCTTGATTATGAACTACTTGCACCATCTATCACACAATATGAAGGTATCAACCGTTATGAGTTGAAGCCATTCAGATTAAATGTTTTATCAAAAAATTTAAATTCATTCGTTG